TGACCGGGAAGCCCCAGCCCATCTGGTCGAGCACCAACTCGCCATCCTGCATGCGCACGACAATGCCGGGATCCTTGGGATGCACGATGGTCGGCCCGTCGTTGAACGCGCGAAACTCGCGCGCGCGGAACAGGTCGCGGGTATGGCGGCGCTCGCCTGGCTGATACCGATTGCACATGCAGGGCAGGTCATGCGTGCCGCTGATGGAGTCAAGCGCGAGCACATAGGGGCGGGCCCAGCGGCTCCGCGTTACGCAGCTCGGCTCCTGCCACTTCAGCTTGCCGTACCAGGCCCTGAGCGGCGGCAGCATCCCTTGCGTGCGCGCCATAACCGCATCGTGGTGCCCGGCGCAGCTGACGCGATGGTCGCCCATCTCGGCCCAGAACGACCTCACCTGCCACGGCTCGGCGACTCCGGCGTCCAACAGCCATTGCAATGCGAGACGGTGGCCCCAGCTGCGCTCGACCGGCCCCGCCTCGGCGCGCGCCAACGCATCTTCCAGCGTCCGCAGCGCCATCCTGGTCATGGCATCCGGCGTGTTGCGCGAGTCGGGCATCGGGCAGATAGGAACATCCAGAGAACAAAGCACCTGCATATTTCAGGGCGGGCGCTTTGGGGTTCCTCAATCCAGTGGCACCCTAGTGGCCCGATAAGGAAGATTGGGGCCAGCGGCGAGGGCTCCGGCTCTTTGCATCATCGGGCGAACCGTTCCCGCAAATCCCGGGCAGGTCGCTCAATCAATCTGTACGAAAGCTCCGCTGCCAGCAGAGTCGCGGTAAGCGCCAGCGACACCGTGACCAACGCGGGCCATCCATCAGGCGATGCGGCGAAGCCCCAGATCAGCAGGGGATAATGCCACAAGTACAGCGCGTATGATCGGCTGCCTCCCCATTGGAGAGGCCGGCTCTCGAGGATGGTGTGGGCCACCGTCTGCGGTCCCGCGAGAACGGCGATCGTGAGCGCCGCGCCGAGGGCCGCAAGGGGCATGCCGAACGTCAGGTAGAAAGCGCTGTCGAATCGCACCAGCAGGATGAACGGCCCCAGGGCAGCCAACGGTGCCACCAGCCACCACGAACGGCCGCGGGGATTCCACACCGCAAGCAAGCACCCGACCAGCAGCTGCGCACCACGCGTGTCGAGCCCGTTGTAAACCCGATCGGCATCGCCGGTCATGAGATAAAGCCCCACCTGCCAGGCGAACAGGGCGATCATGAAAGCGCCGATCGCTGCCTGCCGCTTCCCGACCAATAGGAATAGCGCTGGCCACAGAAGGTAGAACTGTTCCTCAACCGACAGCGACCAGAAATGCCCCAGCGCGCCCCCATGAGAAATATCTGCGGCGCGCAGAATGTTCATAAAGCTCGCCCCAGCAGCGAGCACGTCGATCGGGCGGGTGTAGGTAGAGCCCAGCGCGATCGACAGGATCACCGCCGCCAACACCGGCAAAATGGGCGGGACGATCCTGAGAAATCGGTGCAGGTAGAAACGGCGCAGATCGAGGCCGTCCGCGATCAAGCTCCGCGTGATGACGTAACCGCTGATAACAAAGAAGATATCGACCCCAACGAAGCCGCCGGGGAAGTACTTGGGGTAGGCATGGGAGGCAAAAACAAGGCCGACAGCGACAGCGCGCAAACCATCGATCGCTGGAATTCTGCCCGCAATCCCGCGCATGACCCTTTTTTTACGCCTCAATCGTCCCACCAAAGCCCCGGACGAAAGGTTGATATGTTTCAGATCCGCCCCCTTATGCCCCTCGGTGGTCGTATCCCGACTGGGGTTGAGCAACAAGGTGCTTCAGGGCGCTCTGAGCAATACCAGCCCTACGTGCGGGGAGTTTTGCGGATCATGCAAAGGACTCAATCCGGCGGCACCCAGTTGAGCCCCGCCGCCCAGTCCTGCCCGGCCTCGAGCCGCAGCGTGTTGTCGGTGCAGATCAGCACGTCGCCCGCGGGGACGGCGACCCAGTCATCCAGCTCGGCCGCGCCACCGGCTTGCACAGCGCCGCCGGAATCGCGATCTCCGCCGGGGGCAGCGGGTCCGCCGCCTGCACCACCAGCGGCGGGCGGGCGCACGCGGTTGCGCTCGATAAAACGGCGAGCATCATCCATCGCCGCCACGCGGGCATTTTCCAGTTCGGCATCGGTCTTCTCCTTCATGTCCTGAAATCGCTGTTGCTCCGCCAGGCGGAACGCTGCGGCGCGCTGGGCCGCCACGGCCTGGGCCTCCGCCACGCGGTCGAGTTTCTTCTCCAGCGCCCGGATTTCGTCGCGCAGGCCGGCGTTCTCGGTCTTGAGCCCTTCCCACTGCAGCGGCCACAAAGCGAACCCCTCGATCCGCACAGTCTGCAGCGCCAGCAGCGCGAGCAGGATGGCCAAGGCGAGCCCGGTCAGCCCGACCCGGGCGGCGAACATTTGCAAACGGGCAATCATTGGTGCGGTCCTTCCCTATCGTCGAATTCAAACCCGTCGCGCCCCACGCGCCCGCGCATCCGCCGGCCGAGCGTCCAGCCCAGCGCGAGCAGACCGACCAGCACCTGCAGATGGGCGGCCAGCGCCAGCCAGAACGACAAGCCGGGCACGTGCCGCACCTGGTACACACCCACCGCGGCGAACACGGTGAACACCATGCAGCCGCCGCAGATCGCCAGAAACGACCACGCGCGGCGCCCGTCGGCGGTAGCGATGTCGGGGAACTTTATCCCTGCCACCGCGCGCCGCAGCAGCCACGCGATCGCCAGCACCGCCAGCACGGCGCCAAGCCCGATCAGCACGGCAGCGCCGCGGTCGGTCACGACACCGCCTGCCGCAGCGGGCACCGCCCGAAGATCACCAGCGGCGACAGCCGCCCGTCCAGTCCGCGCGCAGGCAGCGCCTTGGTGCGCAGTTCGAAATGCAAATGCTGGTCGACCGCGTCCATGCCCTGGGCGTTGCCGGTGCTGCCGGTCAGGCCGATCTGCTGGCCCTTCGCCACCTTGTTGCCGTCGCGCACGTCGATCCGCGAAAGATGGGCGTAGAACGCGAACAGCAGGTCGCGCTGCCCGTCACCGTCGTGGTCGAATTCGAACCGCAGCACGATCTGCCGGCCGTAGTCGCCGCCGTCGCGCACCAGGTGCACCGCGCCATCGGCCACCGCGAAGCACGGCGTGCCGTCGCGCGCCTCGAAATCCCAGCCCTGGTGCGGGCGGCGCGTGCCGTCGGCGTTGCGCCGGACCATGCCGAAGGTGTGGTTGTCCAGCCCGCGGCGGATGCGGTTGCGCGCCAGCGGCCAGGCGATAGCGTTGCCCATCAGTTGGTTTCCTTGTCGCCGGCGGTCATCTCCGCCTTTTCGACCGCGATCGTGCGGTCGCCCCGCTCGAACATTTCCTCGACCAGCACGACGATCCGCTTCATCTCGTCGTCGTCGGTGCGCTTGATCGCCGCGAACAGCCCGATCAGCGCCATGCGGATGTTGTTGCGCTCGTGGCGCAGGATCTGCACCTGGCCCCGGATTTCGCGGATGTCCTTGCCATGGCGCTCCTCCATCCGCCCGATGCGTTCGTCGCACTCGGAGCGCTCCGCCTCGAGCTTGTCCTCAAGCGCGACCACGCGCCGCCACAGGGCATCCTCGCCCTTCAGCTCGACCTCTTTGATCGCCACCTCGCTCTGCGTTTCGGCTGTGATCAGCGCCGGCCGCGTTTTGATCCACGCCGCCGCCGCCATGGCGACGGCGCCGATGGAGCCGGTGCTGGTGAGTATCTGGGCCCAGTCCATCAGCCGGGCACCTGATGGCGCCGGATCGTGTCGTGCATCGGTTGTCTCCTGCGAAGGGTCTGGTCAGCCCGCCAGCGCGCCGGCCGGGGCCGATGCACCGCGCGCCACGCCGGAGCGGTCGCGCGCGAGCAGCGGGGTCTTGAGGTTGGTCAGCAGCGCCCCCTGCGGGGTGAAGTCGCCACTGCCGGCATCGACGAACAGGCTCGCCTCGTTGCCGCCAATGGTGGTGCCGGTCGCCCCGGCCGGCGCGGTTGCGCCTGTGAACAGGTGATTCCCCTTGATCACCAGATCGGCATCGGTCGGGCTGCCAGTGCCCGCCCACACGATCGCCGGCGCGACATTGTTCGCCACCAGGCAATAAGCGTCGGGGTTGTAGCTGCCGTCCTTGCGCAGGTTGACCTGCTGCGTCTGCGAATTGTGTGCGTACACGACGTGGCTTTGGATATCGCTCAGCTGGGTGAAGGAGTTGACCGTGTCGGGGTCGGCCTGGTTCATCTCCAGCGAGTTGTTGACGATCATCACGTCGCGCAGGCCGGTCCCGCCGTTCGAATTGACGAAGAAACCCTGCCCGCCGACATTGTAGAACACATTGTCCGCGCAGACGATATTCTCCTGCGTGCCGGTGAACAGCCGCCACATGTCGGTGTGCAGATCGAAGGCGGTGATCAGGGTCAGTGGCGCAGTCTTGGCGTTGGTCGCGCCGAACGCCCCGAAGGAGGTCGTGCCCGGCAGCGAAAGCGTCGCCGCCCGGCGAGTGTTGTTCAGCGCGGTGGCCGACCAGCCTGACAAGCTGTTGATCCATGCGGCTACGTTCGCCACCGTGTAATTGGTGTTGGCGATGAAGGCCGCCTCGCCAACTTGGATCGAGAACGTGCCGACCGACGCACCCGCCACCTTGGCGGTGACGGTGCGGGCCGTGTTGTTTGCCCCGCTGATTTCGATCGTGCCGGTGCCGCTGCCCGAATACTGGACGGTCAACGCGTTGATCGGCGTGCGCCAGTTGCCGCTGCCCCAGGTGTGGAAAGTGTTCCCGACGCAGCAATACACCGTGCTGAACAGGTCATCGACGCCGTTCCCGCCACTGCACCCGCGCACGGTGTCAGCGCCGGCGAACGGGAGCGAGATGCTGTCGACGGTGCATTCCAAGAACCATGGCCGATTGCGCGCGATGAACGTGGTGTCGCTGGTGCTGAGCATGAAGGTGGCGTTCGCGCCGTCGCTCTTGATGAAGTTAACACCCTCGAACACGTGCGGGCGGTTGGCGATGTTCTCGTGATAGATATAGGCCACGTCCTTGAAATCGAACGTGATGTTCGGCCCCCGGAACCACAGCCCGTCGACGCCGGTGCGGAACAATCGCGCGGTTCCGCTGGTGGAGAAGCTGGCCTTCTTGAACGTGACCGGCGCAGTCGCCTCGACATAGATGTACCCAGCCCCGCCCGCATAACTGGTGCCACTGGTCGACAGATCGAGGTTCATCGCCTCCTTGAAGGTGATCCGCGCGTTGCCGGGGTTCTGCGCCTCGACATAAGCGAGCGCGGCTTGCCAGGTCTGATAGCGGCTCCCCGTGATCACCGATTGCGATGGCTCGATTGTCACATCCGGGCTGTACAGCGCGGGCTGCGGGCTGAACTGGTACGGCCCGATCACCCGGCGCTGCATCGTCGCATCGCGCGGCACCGCCTCGAAATAGACGTTCCCATGTCCGGACGCGCCCGCGGGCTTCTTGAGGGTGATCCACCAGCCCAGATAGGACCGGGTGACGCCGTCGACGCCGGCGAAGCTGCGCACGGTCGGGAACAGGATGTCGTGCGGGGTGTCGCTTTCCCAATAGACCCGGACCTTTTCCAGCCCGAGATTATTAAGCAGCGATCCGCCATCATTGGCACCCGCCCACACGCCGATCGTCAGCGTGTCGGTAAACCACTGGTTCGGCGGCTGCAGCAGGCGGCATGCCGGCTTCGCGGTGGTGCGCGTGGGGTCGGCGGGCGCCGATGCGAAGCCGCTGCCCGCCGTACCCGTCCAGCCCGCACCGGGCAGTATGCTCTCGGGCTGATAGGGCGGCGCGACCGGCGACACCCCGACCAGCACAGGCGCCCGAACGATCTGCGTCACCACGCGCTCACCGCTGTCGCCGCGGGTGAAGAAGCGGCTCACGCGCCGCGCCCCGAAACAACGACCACCCCGGCCGCCGCGCGCATCGTTCCGGCACCAAGCGGGGTGCGACGCAATTCGAACACCAGCTCGACCAGCCCGGTGGCTTCGTCGTCCGCCGGCATCGCATCAGTCTGCGCAGCGCTGAGCGTCGCGGTTACGTCGGTGACGCCGCCCGAAAAAGCCCCGGCCACCACGCTCTCGAAATTGTGCAGCACCGCATCGGAATCGGGCGCCATGCTGACCCCGCCGGCGAAGCTGTTGTCGCTGTAATCGGCGGCGAAGCGAAACACCGCCGCCCATGGCAGCCCGCGCACGATCGCCGGCATTTCCAGCGCCAAACCGCCCTGGTCGTCGCGCGCCAGCTGGGTCAGCCAGGCATTCCATTGGCTGGTCATTCATCCTGTCCTTTGCAGATCGTGGTCGTGCGCCCGTCCGGGCATCAGTCCGATGGCAGTTCGGTGTTCCACCCGGCCCCGCCACTGCCGCCGCCAAAGCCCGGCGGCGTCGCGCCGCCGCCGCTGGTGCCGGTGCCGCCGACGGTGTCGGTGGTCACCGCGCCGACGAAATGCCGCGTCGGGTTGGCGGCGCTGTTGATCGCCAGCGGCGCGTATCGCGTGGCCTTGAACGCCACCGCCCCGCCCGCGCGCGCCGCATCGTCGTAATACAGGTAATAGGCGGCGGCATCGTCGATCGGCGTGGTTCCGTCGTCCTCGACCGAAACCGTTGCCCCGGTCACCGCCACCACCTTGTCGGAGTACTGGCGATAATGGCTCGCCACCGTGATCGTGGTCGCGGTCGCGCTCAGCAGCACGCTGACCCCGCTGGCCAGCGTGACGTAGCTGGTCGCGGTCAGCGTCGCGCCATATCCCGCAGGCAGCGCGTTCTGCCAGGCCGCGCCATCCAGTTCGGCGCTGGTCGGCAACACGCGCGGATCGGGCCCGGCGCCGGCCGCGCCGATCGCCGCGACATGCTTGGCGTCGGTCTCGGCCTCGAACTCCATCGTCACCACCCCGCCCGGGTCGCGCGAGGTGCGGCGCAGCACGCATTTGACCGCCCCGGCGGGGTGCACGCCCAGGTCGGCGCCCAGCGTCAGGCAGTCGCCCGGATCGAAATGGCGCATGTGCGGCTTGCACGGCACGATGAACGGCCCCGCCTCGCGGCGCTGGTGCAGGTCGTAAATCGCCAGCTCGGTCACCTGGTCAACATCGGTCACCAGGTCCCATTGCCGTTCGTCCACCTTGCGCTCGCCGTCGGCGGCGATCCACCCGGCATTGGCAACCTCGGCCGCCTGCGCGTAATTCCACTGCTGGTCCTCGGCGCGATATCGCGGCACCAGCACGTTGTGGCGGCTCTTCCACCCCTTGCCGCTGCGCGCGCGGATATCGCCCGCCAGATCGTCGATCCCGATCGTGTACAGGCTGGTGCGCGGCGCCTGGAAATCGAACCCGATCACCCCGCCGCGCTGCACCGCCACGCCCGCGCCCGCCTCGGCAATGCGGCGCAGATTGTTGGCCTTGTCGCCCGGCTCGTAAATCGTGCCGTTGGCGGCCCACCCGTTGGCATCGCAGGTGTTGGCCCACGGCACCACGTCGGCCCACTCGACCCCCTCGGCCCCCAGGCCGACGCCGAACACCTTCACCCCGGAAACGTACCGCCCATAAGCATACGTGGCCGAATGCAGCGCCGGGCTGGCCGAATAGACATAGGTGCTTTCATTGCCCAGGCGGCACGATCCGGACCCGCCCGGATAGGTGCTGTCGAGCCGCGGATCGTACACCTTCACGCCGCTGACGATCGCGCCCAGCACCGGCATCTGCCCGCCGGGAAACCGCTCGCCTTCCTTGTCCCATTTCAGGCTGTAGCCGAGCTGGGCGTGCGACGACAGCTTGTACGCCGAGCCCCAGTCGGGGCAGCCCGACCATTGCGGCGCCAGCGCCGCGGACTCGGGCCGCGCGCCCAATTTCTTGTCGACCCACAGATAGCCCGAATAATACCCGGTCGCCGCCGTCCCGCTCAGCGCCTGCACGCTGTAATCGACCTGCACCGACTCGATCGCCTGCACCGGCCCGCAAACGCTCAGCAGCGCCGCGATGAAGCGGTACGGGTTCTGCACATCGCCCACCTTGCCGCCCCACCCGGCATCGTGCACCTGCACCCCGCCGGTGTAGCTGCGCCCGATCATGTATGGCTGGGCGTTGTTTGCCCCCAGAATGCGCTGGTTGACCGACCCCTGCGCCACCGAACCGGGCTTTTTCGCCGTCACCTGCGCCCCGACCAGCGCCACCGCGCTGATGATCGCCGCGGGGAGCTGCCACGGCCCCGGAATCATCGCCACCACGCCCGCCACCGTGCCGACCGCTTTCAGCACCTTGGCCATTGCTCTACAGCCTCCACGCCGCGCGGACATCGCCCGCCGCGAACTTGATCGTCGACATGCCGTCGGGGTTGGCCTCGTGCCAGCCCAGCAGGTTGCCCTGCCCGTCGGCGATGCACACCGCCGCCAACCCGCCCGCGCCCGGCTCCTCCGGCAGCACGCACAGATCCCCCACCCACGCGAAGGCGGGCGCGGGCAGCCGCACGAAATAGCGGTCGAGCAGCGCCTCCACGCTATCCACGCCCTGTGCCCGCAGCGCCCGCTTCGCGCCCAGCGGCGTGCGGAACAGCGGCACCGGCGGCAGATTGTGCCCCATCGTCACGCCCTGCGCCCGCGCCAGGCGGATGCAGTTCGCCCCGGACCAGCTAAACGGCTTGCCGCGATACCGCGCCAGCACGCTGTCGGTCGCGGCCGCCCGCTCTGCCAGGTTCATCGGCTTGACATCTGCTGCGCGCGGGCGCCGCGATTATTGGCCGCGCCGCCCGGGGCACTGCCGCCACCGATCGACCCGCGCGGCGGCGCCGCGGCGCCCCACGGCACGAACCCGACCAGGTCGGTGCAGTTGGCCAACCCCTTTTCGCCGGCGAACACCGTCTGGTGGAACCGGTCGCTGCACACATTGCCTTCGGTGGTCAGGAACATCCGTTCCTGCCGCCCGATCAGCTCGAGCAGCAGGATTTCCTGCCCGAGCGCCCGCGCCCGCTCGGCCGTATCCACCTGCAGATCCTGCAGCAGCTTGGCGTTGATCGCGGTGATCCCGTCGGCGTCGATCTCGCCCTGCCACACCCGCACGCGCGTGCCCTCCAGGTCGAACCGCCACCAGTCGCTCACCGCCGCCAGCGGGTTGGGGTAAAACGCCAGCTGGCCGTCCTCGGCCACGTCGCCGAACCCGGCCTCGATCGCGCCCGGCGGCGCCATCACCCCGAACACCGCGTGCTCGGCCTCGTACCGCTCACCCCCGAAATCGACCATGCCGCCCTCGAGCACCAGGCGCACGTCGCCGCCCGGCGCTTCCCATTTCACCCAGTGCGCGATCGTGATCGCCAGGTCGGTGACAGCCATCAGCGCCGCTCCGCGATCGCGAAGCTGAACCCGCGCGCCAGGTGGTCGGGATCGGTCGACCCGGTCGAAAGTCCAGCGAGCAGCCCCTCGATCACCGGCCGCGCCAGTTCGACCGGACTGTTGTCCGCCGGGGTCGCGCGCAGCGGCGTGGTCAGCGCCAGCGCACCCGCGCCGTTCGCCGTGCGCGCCGTTGCCGCGATCTTGTAAAGGTAACGCACCCCCCCGGTCAGCACGCTGGCATATTGCCCGCGCCGCCAGGTGTAGCCGACGCGCAGCCCGTCGACCGCCAGAGAATAGCCGGCCTGCGCGCCCCCGGCGACCAGCACCGTGCCGGGCGAACCGACCGAAAACCCCGGCTGCCGGATCCGCCACGCCGCGCCGAACTGGATCGCCAGCTCGAGCTGCGTCGACCACTCCATCGCCTGCGCCACATCCATCGCCGGCAAGGTCACGATCGCCTTGCGCCGCATGCCGGGACGGTTCAGCCGCTGGTCCGATCCGCCCAGCGGGCTGCTCAGCGTCCCGCCGAAATCGATCATCTCCCATTCCAGCTTGGCCGAGGCCGGGCGCTCGGGAAGCAAAATCACGGCCATCAGAATTCCCGATCCTGCTGGCGCTGCATCCGGCTAACCGCGCGGCCGCTGGCCACGCCGACCATCGCCGGCGCCGCCTCGGCCAGCTGCTCGCCCGCGATGGTCTGCACGCGGGTCTCGAACAGCCCGGTGGTGTCGACGATTTCCACCGCCACCCGCTGCACTCCGCGGTCGTTGGCCGCGCCGCCGGGCCTTTGGATATTCATGATCTCGCCGCTGGAAATCCGCGCCACCGGGTTGCCGTTGAGGCTCAGCAGGTTCTTGTCGATCCCGGGGAAGCCCTTGACCGTGAACCGCCCGCCGGTGGCGAACCCCGGCACCGCACTGGCCTGGCCCCACGCGGCCGATCCACCGGCGAAACCGCCGCCACCGCCGCCACCCAGCCCCGAAAACAGCCCCGCGATGGTGCCCAGCAAGCCACCGCCACCGCCCGAACCTGCGCCCGACACCAGGTTGGCCAGGCTGTCGGCCAGGCGGTCGAGCACGTTGGACAACGCCTTGAACGTCCGGTCGCGCATCCACCCCTCGAAATAGCCGCCCAGGTCGCCGTCGAGCGCCGCCTGCAGCCCGCCGCGGAACGCATCGCGGAACGTGCCCTGCATGTGCGCCTGCGACCGCTCCATCGCCTCGCGCTGCGCCTGTTCCAGCGCCTCGGCGCGGCTCTTGCCGAAATCGCGCTCCAGCTCGGCCGCGCGATCGGTGACCCGCAAGCCCTCCTCCATCCGCGAAATCGAATCCTCGTCGTCGCCGCGCAGCCGCGCCAGCTCGATCTGCCGCGCGCGTTCCTGATCGGCCAGGCGCCGCTCGGCCTGGTCGGCCCGCGCCTGCTCGATCGCCAGCATCTCGGCCGCCGCGATGTTTTCGGCCACCGCCAGGTCGTAACCGGCCTGGTTCAACTCGCGGATCCGGTCCTCGAGATCGCGCGCATCCTCGAGATAGCGCAGGTGCGCGTGATCTTCGTTGAGCTGCGCGACCGCATATTCGGTCTCGCGCCGGCGCTGCCCCAGCATGGTCTGGCGTGCGTCGATCCGCGCCCGGTCCAGCTCGGCCATGTCGCGCTCGGCGGCGATCTGCGCCTGTGCCGCGTTCAGCCCGGCCTGCTCGTACCGGTCGATCGCGCTGCGCAGGTCACGCTGCCGCTCGAGCGCGCGAATCGCGTCCACGTCGCCGCGCTCGCGCGCCAGCGCCAGCTCGTGCTCGATCCGCAGGCTCTCGCGCCGGTCGGCCAGTTCCTCGGCGGTCGGCCCGCTGCGGCCCTTCTTGCGCGCCTTGTCCGCGTCGCCGCCGGTGCCGTAATTGCGCCCGCCGCCGCCCACCGCAATCTCGCCATTCCCCGCGCCGCCCGCGCTGACCGCGCCAGGCGCCTCCGGCGTGGTGATCTCCGCCCCGGTCAGCCGGCCGAGCATCTGGATCATCCCGCCCAGCCACGGCCACAGCTCGGAAACCCACTGCCCGATGCGGATCATCGCCCGCCCGACCACCTGCGTGGCCGCCTCCCACGCGCCAGCCCAGTCGCCCGACAGCAGCCTGGTCACCACGTCGACAACACCGGCCACCGCCTCGACCACCGCGTTCAACACCGACAGCACGTTGCTCAGCCATCCGCCCACCAGATACGCGGCCAGTTCGAAGAAACCGACGATCAGCTTGCCGATCATCTCACCCAGCCACCCAAGGAATTTGCCAAGCTCGGATGCCATCAACTGGTCGAACGCCGCGCCCAGCTGGTCGGCCAGCCCGGCCAGGCGCGCGAACAGCTCCTGCAATCTCGGACCCACCGCCTCGCGCACGATCTCGCCGAACCGGCTGAATCCCTTGGCGATGTCGTCGCCGAACACCTGCAACAGCGTGATCACCAGCCCCACCGGGCCGAGGAACCGCAGGAACAGCGGCAACACCGCACCCAGCGCGGTCGAAATCACCGTCCACGACAGCCCGAACTTCGCCAGCAGCGCCACCGCCGTGCCGATCGGATTGACGATCGCGCTGATCGCCAGCATCACCGGGCCGAGCCGCACCAGCAGCAGCGGCAGCAAGGTCACCGCGATCGCCGACAAGGCGATCGACAGCGGCCCCAGCGCGGCCAGGAACACCCCGAACCCCACCGCCGCGCGCTTGACGCCCTCGGGCAGGTTCTTGAACCAGTCGACCATGGATTCTACCACGGCAGCGGCTTTCTGGGCGTAGGGGATCAGGTACTCGCCGATCTCGACCGCCAGTTCGTGAAATTGGGATTTGATCGCGCGCACGCGATTGGCCAGGCTGTCGGACGTGCGCTCGATATCGCCCTGCGCGTCGATCAGGCCCTCGGCGATCAGCGCGGCCCGCGCCATGATCTTGCCGTACTCGTCGATTTCCTGCCCGCTGGTGATGAGACCCAGCTCGAGCGCCTTGGCCTTCACCGCCGCCTCGGTCAGGAACACCCCGAAATCGCGCAGCGGCTCGGCCTCGCCGGTCAGGCCCGAGCGGATCTTGCCCATCGCCGTGTCAAAGTCGGTGTTGTAGAAACTGGCCGCGTCCTGCGCCAGTTCGGTGAACCGCTGCGACATCCGCGCCGCGGCCTCCTCGGTCGGCGCCGCCGCCTTGAACAGCTGCCCGAAAGCCAGCGCGCCCTGCTGCATTTCCTGCGTCGAACGGCCCATGGCATCGCCCTGCGTCTCGGCCCAGCGGTTCATCGCCTGCGACATCCGCCCGAAGGTGTAATCGTAAGCCGATTGCAGCTCCTGCGCGTCGCTCGCCGCGCGCGTCATCAGCGCCCCGATCCCGGCGATCGGCAGGGTCAGCCCCAGCGTCATCCGCCGCCCGGCATTGGCCACCGCGTCGGCCATCGTCCCGGCCAGCCCGATAATCGACTTGAACGCGCTTTCGATGCTCACCGTGCCGCGCTGGAAATCGTCGATATCCCATTCCAGCGCCGCACTGAGATTGGCAATGGACCCCATCTCACCCTCCAACGCCAAAAGGGCCCGCGGCGCAGTGCGCCGGGGCCGTGTGCTTGTTCTGTCGTCCGAAACGATCGCGCGCCGGGGATCAGACCCCGGCGCGCTTGTTCACCGCCTGCAACCACGCACCCCATGCCCGCGCATTGCTGCTCGCCTCGGCCGGATCGGCCGGGGCGGGTTCGGGCTTGTCCTCGGGCTCGAGCAGCGTGTTCAGCTCGGGATAGGTCTTCGGGTCGGCCATGCCGGCCAGCAGGCCGGTCATCCACGCCCCGATCACATGGTTACGATATTCACCCTCGCGCCGCGCCCGCGCGCCCTGCAGCGCCACGATCACGGCCAGCGGCGTGGCTAGCCAGAACCCTTCCGCCGCGAACCCGCCGCCGCACCACGACCGGAAGATGTCTTCCCAGTCCCAGCCTTGCTTTTCGGGCTCTGATTGGCCGGCGGGTTGGCGCTGGCCAGCTTTGCCCCGTTTCCCTCCGCACCATCCGATGCCGGCACGTCGGTCGCGCGCAGCGCCGCCCGGAATGCTTGCTTGGGCGCCTCGTCGTCGTCCATGAACATGGCGATCGCCATGTCCTGGCTCACCCCGGGGTGGTTCTGCACTAGCGCGCCATAGAACAGCGCCACCACCGTGCGCAGCTTGGGGTTGCGCCCGGAGGCCAGCGCCTGCTTGGCCTCCTCGGCGGCATCGATCGCCGAATAGCCGAGCACGTCCTCGGCCTCCAGCAGCACCCGGTTGTTCATCACCAGGCGATAGGGCACGCCCTCGTACATGAACGAAGCCGTGCCCTCGAACCGGTTGCCGCGCACCACGGCGCCGTAAGCGCCGGGATCAGGCACTGGCGGCGGCCTGCGTCACCGGACCGGGCTGGCCGGTCAGTGTGGCGGTCCGCATCGCACCCAACGGGGCGTTGTCGGGCACGTAGGACATCAGGAACATGCTCCCGGTGTTGTCCTGCTTGGTGCCGTCCTCTTCCACCGTCACGATCTTGAACGCGCGCTTGGCGCGGCTCGCCAGATGCTCGAGGATCAGCGTGTCGGTCGGGCTGCCGGGCTCGTACTTGACCACTGCGGTCAGCTCGCCCACGTCGCCGTGGCCGGGAATATATTCCTTCACATTGCCGCTATCATGGTCAGTTGCCTCGACCTTGGCGATCGACAGGTTCGGGCGGTTGACGCTCATCAGCCCCAACACCTTGGTCAGCGTCGCGCTGGTATTCGTCAGCCACAGCTCGGTGCCGTCGCTCAGTACCCCATCACCAGTTGCCATCGTAAATCTCCTCGCTTGAAATCGGCCTCAACTCGCAGGTCTGCTTAAAAAGTGGCCGGGACATCCATGTCGATGATGGTCCGGAATATTTTCAGGGTCGCCACGTCCTCGGGTGGGAAACTCCGCTCGAACCGCAGCTTGCCGCGATGAAACCGCACCCCGGCGGTCTCGCCCCCGGCCTCGATCGCATCCCTCACCGCGCGCGCCAGCACGATCGAATCCCCCGCCGACAGCCCGAAACACTCGAACCGCACGCGCGGGTTTTCCAGCCCGCCGGCGCCGTCCTGATCGTACAGCCGGCCAGCCCCCAGCGTGGTGATCACCACCGCCGGAAACGCCTCCGCTGCGTCGGATTTGCGCTCGTGCAGGTCCACCGCCGGGCGACCGCGGACCACGCCGGCAGCCCCCGCCACGCCCGCATCCGCGCGCAGCCTTGCCACCAGTGCCTCGTACATCACGCATCCCCCTCGAAACGGAGCCCTGCGCGCAGGCTGTTGCCCCCGCGTGAGTACGGCCGCTCGATGTTAACCGCGACCGCCCGCCCGAACCGCGCAATCACCAACTCCTCGTTGGCGTCCCAAGCCGGGATCAGCATCGGCTGCGCGCGCATCTTGACGGTGCCGAACTCGAAGAAATGCCCCTTCCAGTCACCGATCACCACTGCGACCGACCCGTCCTCCAGCACTTTGACGCCGATGCTGTCGCGCAGGTCGCCATCCTCCACCGGTGCCAGGTCGCGCGCATCGGCGACCACCGGTTGCAATGCTTCGATTGCTGCCGCCTGCATGTATGGCGGCGAGACCGCCTCGCGCAGCCGGCGCAAATTGGCCAATGCCTCCTCGCCGCCGCGCAGCATGAACTTCATGCCGATCAGGCGGGCTTGGCTGCGCTCGGCTTCGGCTTCGCGGCAGCGCCGGCCGCGCTGGCGGTCACTTCCTCAACCAGCTCGAACGCCAGATCCCCCGCCGGCTGCGGATGCACGTAAACGTCGCCCACCGCGTGCACCCCCATCAGGTTGGTGTGCGGCTTCAGCGCCTTGACTGTCATCTTCATGCCGATTTCCTTTTTCATTTTGGCTCACGACACGCCCCGCGCGGTGAAGTAGGTCGACAGCGCCGAATACAGCGCAGCATGGGCCGTCGCGTCGAGATACGCACCGAAGCCCGCGCAGATGACTCGATGCGTCGGGAACACCCCGTTCGCGCCCAGCACCGTCAGATCGACAGCGCCAGGGGCCGAGTTAGTCAGCGTCGAGCGGTTCGAAATCTCCGCCCCGTTACGATAAAGGTGAGTCGCATCCCCAGTGCGCGAAATCGCCGTCAGGCCGACCGCGCTGGCCACAGTCGGCCCGGTGCTGCTCGTCTCATGGTAAGCGCTGGTCGCCGACCCGGTGCCGCCGCGCGGGTTGATCCGCAAGGTGTTGCCGGTGGCAATGCCCAGGGTCGAGCCCACGGTCGCACCCGCCTCAGCGACCCACACAAACATGGTCCCGCTCGTGCCGAGCATATGGGTGGTGGCATTGGCGTTCTTGCCGGTCGAGAGCAGGTTCGCGCCGTTTCCGGTGAGACCCTGCCCGCTGGTGAACGTGGCCGCGCCGGTGAGGGGGTTCGCTGCGGGGTTGGCGTAATTGAGCCGGGTGCTGGCATCGTTGGCCCCGATCAAGACGTAGAGCATGTCCCAATTGAACGCGCCCGCCGCCTTCAGTGAGCCGACCAGCGTGTCGATATGGCCCTTGTGCGCGTCGGTGATCGAGTCGGTCCGCGCCGCTACCAGCGCCGCCGCTTCGCTGTTGGTGAAGGTGTACCCACCGCCCCCTTCGGAAACATCGGTGACCGTGCCGGTGATGGTTTGGTCTGTAAAATTGCCAGCGCCATCCGTCGCGCGCACCGTGACGATATAAGAGTTGTTCGTGTCCGCATCGACAGGAGCTTCATAATCGCGGGTGGTGTTCCCAGCCCAGCGCAAAGTGGATCCGCTGATCTCGTAATCGGCCGCATCCGCGCCCCCTACAATGGTCCAGGTCACACTTTCGCTTGCCGTCAGCGCGTGCGCAAGGGTCACGTTCTCGGCCACGCTGAAGGTGGCGCTACTGTTGATCGTCGGCGCAGTCGTGTCCGCCGCAGCCGTGTAAAGCGTGTGGGTCGAGGGCGCGCCGCCGTCCACCTTGGCACCGACCACGATGCTCGACAGGTTCATGCCGATGGTCATCATCACCGGCGACGACCGGATGACGCGCTTGCCCGAACCCATGCTGCTCAGGACGTACTTCCACGGCACGTTGCCCGGGTCGGCATTGTAATCGGTCTGCACCGACGTGGCGCAGTTCTGCGCGCAGCCGCTACCCTTGACCTCGGCGATGAAGTTCGCCGGCTTGGTCGGATTGGCGGTGGTGGCGTTCCACTTGGTGTGCGCGACATAGCCGAGATGCACATCGCCCGAGAGGAACAGGCTCTTCGTGGTGAGCGTGGCCAGCGCATCGTTGAAGACCTGCGCCTGCGTCGCCGCGATATTGTGCCAGCCCTCGGTCGACTTGCTGGTGAAACCCGAAAGGCCCACCTGCGAATAGAAGATGGTCAACTCCGCAGTGCCGGTAGCGTTGATGTCGTTGATCTGATCGACGTGCCACGCCATCTGCTCGGCGCTCATGACTTGGTTGCCAGAGCTTTCGAACTGAATGCGCTCGTAGCGCCCATCTGCGCCGATCACCTCGATATTGCCGTGGTGGAACCGGCTGTAATATTTCGTATCGCTGACCCGGTTGAGGTTGTGGACGTGGAACCAGTCGAAATAGACCTGCAAGCCGTTGCCGATCACCTCGCCGATCGTGATCCCACCCTGATAATTAGTGTTGTTCGCCTCGGGGTAGGCACTCGCCAGCGTGCCCGCCAGCGCGCCCCTAGGCAAATACTTGATCGTCGGGTTCGAGGCCGTCTCGTGATCGTCGAGAAGCATCCGCATCGGCCCGCGCCGCGCATTTCTATGCACGGCCATGTCGGCAAAGAACTCGAGCTTGGCCTGTGTAAAATCGCCTTGCGACTGGTCGGGCCGCAGGGTCCGATACGGGTTGGCCTGGCCCAGGTCGCTGCCCTCATAGGACATGTCGCCAACGGCCAGCATGCCGATCTTGCGATAGTCGCCGTTGGCGGTGGCGGCCACATATTCGTCATCGCGGTACGGATGGCCGGCGGTGGTGTTTTCCCAGCACGAGGCAAGCGCGAGCTGCGCCGAGACAGCGGTGCCCCGGTTCGCCAGCGTGCCCCACAGGAACGGTTCCGACACCGCCAGCACGTTGTCGTCATCGTCGAGATATTCGAACTGGTGGCAATAATTGGTGTTGTGCGTCAGCCCGCTGGTGATCGTCAGCGCGATCTGGTCATTGGCCTTGCCCGACAGCGCAACAGGCGTGGTCTCGGTGCCGCCGGTCGGATCGTCGCCAGCGGCCCAGCGCAGCCGCGCCTTGGTCGCACCGGTCAGCAGGCCATCCGGGCAATAGAGACCGGCGCTCATGCGGGTCTGATCGGTGAACCCGACATAGCAGGCCACGAACAGGAAATCGCCTTCGGTGTCGGCGAACGACAGGTCCGACCACGCCCACCCCTTGTAGGCAACCGGTCCCCCGCTGGTGCTCCATGCGCCACTGCGGATGCTCTGCGGCGCGGTGAAGGCGGCAACCGCCCCGCTGCGCTCAGTGGTCCACGATCCCTCGCCGGCCAGCTTGGTGAACAGGCTCAGCGTGTCGGCGGTGGCATTCCACGAACCGCCGAATTCGCTCCAGCCATACGGGATCTCGCGGCCGACCGCCGTGCCGTTGACGGTGAATTTGAACCCGCTGCCCGATGCGGCATAGCCGATGGTAAAGCATGGCGTCGCCTGGGTGGTATCGCCTGCAGGGTGTGCCGAGAACAGCGAGCCACTGCCGGAAGGGATATATACCAGGCGCCGAAAATGCCCCGCATCGATCGTTCGCAGCCAGACGGCGTATTGCGTCGGCGCGGCACCATCGCCGATCGCATCCTTGTGCGCGGCATAGCGGAACTGCTCGGCAACATAGGCCGCACCCGCCGCGCCAGGGCTGGTCTGCAACACTTTGCCATGAAGTCCGGTGGGGTCATCCACCAGGGCAATCGCACCCGTTCCCTGCTGGTTGTACCCGTAATCGAACCCGAAATAGGTGGTGCTGTGCGCGTTCGAGAAAGTGCGAGGGCCCGATTTGGGCGTGCCCGCGAAGGCGCTGGTGGCTAAGGGTGCAGTAGGCGTCGGCGCAGGCGTACCGCCCACGCGCCGCCGTTGCGGCAGCCCGATGCGCCCCGGCGCGATCAGCATCAGGCCACCGGCACGATGTTGAGGTTGCCGCCGGTGCTTTCCTGCAGCGCCGCGATCTTGTGCCCGCTTGTGATCCGCAGGTGGAACTTTTCGCCCGGCTCCAGCGGGATGCTGTCGGTGGTGGCGGTGGGGTTGGTCGCCGAGGCGACGAAACAGCGCCCAGTCCCACAATTGTGCAGCAACACCTCGGTCGCCGCGATCGCAGCCGACTGCGCGCTGCTGCCGCTATACGCCAACCGTGTCGCCGGCGCGCCATAGGCGCGCGTCCCGATCAGCGCCAGCGCCGCATTGGTCGCTGCGATCAGCGCCTCCAGCCCGTCGACATGCCCCACCAGCGTGCCCAGCACGGTGTTGGTCGAACCGATCAGCGTTTCCAGCCCGTCGGTGTAACCGTTCAGCAAAGTGGCCGATGCCTCCAGCCCGTCGACATGCCCAGTCAGAATGCCCAGCGCGGCATTGGTCGCGGAGATCAGCGTCTCGAGCCCATCGGTCGAACCGCCCACCGCCGTGATCGCGGCGGTGATCGCATTGATCGCCGCCAGATCCTCGGTCGATAGCACCACCGGCTTGCTGGCCGCCATCGCCGCACGCCCCGGGGCGGGCACGTTTACCGTGACTTTCGCGCCAGCGAAGTCGGCAACATCAATATCGGGCATCAGAATTCCTCCAGCAGCATCAGCAACCCGCTGTTGGCGGGGTCGGAAAAGTCCAATTGACCGGGCACCCCCGGATCCACGACGAACACCAGGTCCCACTCGAGCAGCGCCAGCAGCCCGCTCATGGCCGGGTCGCTGAAATCCAGTCGCCCCGGAGCACCGGGCAGCGGAACCGCCCACGGACCCTGCGCCTTTTTCTTCGTCGCCGTGATATCCAGTTCGTTCCGCCCGAACGGCACCACGCTCTCGATATCCCATTCGCCGTCGAGAGGCCCCGCCGTCACCAGCGTGTCGCCCTCGTGCACCGCGCGCGTTTGCGTGGTCGCCAGCACGCGGAACGTCGCCGGCACCGTGGCCGATTCCATCGCCGCCCGCCGCCGCTCCTCGCCGCGACCGTAAATCACCCGCGCCATGGTCGCGCACACCGTCACCGGGGCCCCGCTCGGCACCGGCTCGCCGAAGGCATTCTCGCTCATCACCGCGCGCAGGATCGTGATCCTGGTGTCGCGCCGGCCCGCGCCCTGCATCTCACATCACCGGCATGCGATAGGCGTTGCACAGCGCCCGGAACCCCAGCGGGATCTCGCCGCCGATCGTGCCCATGCTCACCGATTCGCGGTTGGCGAATAGGTGCGCGGCGAACATCCGCGCCGCCTGCACCAGAGCAGGCGGGCATTCGCCCTCGGCAAATCCGGCGTCGAACGTGATCTCCAGCCCGGCGGCAACCGCGCCCAGCCCGGCACCACCCCACACCGCACCGGGCATCGCCTTCACCAACCCGCCGCCCGCGATCCGCAACGTCGCCGGATCCCCGGTCACCGTAGTGCCCGCGCTATCCAGCCATTTGACCGCGGTGATTCCCACCACCGGCCCGGTGCCCAGTACCAGGCGCTGCGGCAAGCCGTCGGCCCGCCACACCAGCCCCGCGCACGGCGCCAGGCGCAGCGAGCAATAGCGCTCGACCATATCCACCGCAGCATCACGAAACACCGACAGCAGATCGTCGAAATAGTCGTCATCGGCATCGACCGAGACATGCCGCTTGATATCCGCCAACGGCAGGATGCCCTCGGCATAGTCCGCCGGCAGGGCGTACGGAGCCAGCATGAAAGTCATGTCCTGGCTCCGTTCGTCCTGATTTGTACGGGGGCAAAGAAAACAGGCGGGGCATCAGCCCCGCCTGTGCGAAGGCTCACGCCTTCAGGTTCTCGGCGACGGCCTCGGCAGAACTCAACGCCGGATCGTTGAAGTCGATCTGGTTGGCGCTGACGGGCTGCCCCTTGCGCGGGGCGTTGTCGACCGCGGGGTGGCTGGTATCGATCCGCTCGACGATCGTCGGCTCGATCATCGCACCACTCGCCGCAACATCGGTGGCGGGGCTCAGCTGGTCGACAGACATTCCATTGGTGTCGGGCACGCCCGGCACGTCGGACAGCTTAACGTCGCTCGTGTCGACGGACTTTGCCGCCGACGGTTTCTTGGTGGTAGCCATAACAATCTCCTGCTTGGGCAATGGGCCGACGACGAAGGCGCCGGGCTGTTTCGATGAAGCCAGATCGCCGTTAGGCGGAGATCTTCAGCGCCTTCATCGCGTCCGGGTTCTTCACCCCGCCACCGACCCGCTTGGTGGTGTAGAAGTGGACGAACGGCTTGTTGGTGTACGGATCGCGCAGCACCCGGATGCCGATCCGGTCGATCACCTGGTAGGTCTCGGCCATGTCGCCATAGAGTGCAGCGATCGCGTTGGCCGCGACCACCGGCATCGCCGGCAGATGCACCACCGGCACGCCGGCCATGGTCGACGGCTGCCCGGCTTCGAAGGCCGGCTGCCACAGGTAATTGCCCTGCCCGTCCTTCAGCTTGCGCGCGGTTCCCGCAGTGGTCCGGTTCATGAACAGCCGCGCATTGGCCTCATGCTCCTCGGGCAGCGAATAGATCAGCGTCAGAAAGGCATCGCCGCTGTTGAGCAGGCTGGCGTGCCCGCCGGGGATGACCTCGATCGCGCCCCAGGGGTGCCGCGCAGCCGCGCTGCCACCGGTGACATAGGTCAGGATGCCATGCGGCTTGTTGGTGCCATCGCCAGAAAGGAAGGCGATGCCCTCTTGCCGCGCGAATTCGGTCTCGACCTCGTCGGCCAGCCAGGCCTCGATATCGACCTCGGCGTCGTCGATCAGGCCCTGCGATGCCGCCGGGTTGGCGTAGATCTCGCCCAGCGGGAAGCCGAGCGAGGTCAGCGCCGGAGTCGTGGTCGCCGGCCGTGCGGCCGTCTCGCCGACCCAGCCCGAACCGACATTGCGATCGGAAAACACCTTACTGAAACCCGCACCGCTGATCGTCTGCACCGAAGCATACTGCCGGATCACCGACACCTGCTTCAGCTTCGAACCAATCGTGCGATCCCATTCGATCGGCGCGAGATACCCGCCCTCGCCGTCCGTCTTCGTCGCCGCAGCGCGCACCTGTTCCAGCTTCTGGCTTTCCACGCCGCGCCGGAAATAGGCATTGAACTGCTCGGTGTATTCGGGATCGCGCGGGCCCTCGGGGGCGCCCAGGCTGGCCGCCGCCAATTTTGCCAAGGCAGTATCCATCGCGGCTTCAATTTTGCCAATTTCGGCGTTGATCCGATCAACCTGCGCAGTCAGCACGGAATCATCCACCTTGGCGGCCAACGCCTGGTCGTTCTTCTCGCGCATTTCCTTTACAGCCGCATTCAGCTGCTCGAACAGTGCCTTCGGGTCGGTCGCGTCAGCGCGCGGTGCGGCGAATGCGGCGCGCGGCACGGGCGCAGCGGCAAGGGCGGCCAGCGAAGCGCCGACCATCATCATCTTATTCATGGGATATTCCTCGAGTTTAAGCCCGCAGGCTGTCCAAAAGAGCGGCAGCGGATTGCTGCCATTCGGTGGAGCCAGCGCCCGGCGTGGCTTCTTGGGCAGCGCCGGGCGTGCCCTTGATCTTGTTGATGCGGTCGCGCGCCTGCGTGCGGGTCGCGCCCGCCTGCACCAGCGTCAGCTCGAGCGCGCGCACCTCGTTGGCGGAACGGTCGGCCGCCTTGGCGTTCTCGTCGACCTTCATGGCGTCGGCCGGCAGCAGCGCATCGGCGAACCCCCGCTCGATCGCCTGTGTGCCGGACATATAGGTTTCCTTGTCCATCCAGGTCCCGACCTGCTTGGCATCGGTCCCGGTACGTTGCGCATAAAGCTCGACCATCGCCTGGTCGAACGGCTCGAGCCAGTCGCCCAGCTCGCGCATGTCGTGCCGGTTGCCCATCGCGAGTATCCAGCAATTGTGGATCATCATGAAGCTCGCCGCCCCGATCTCGATCGTGTCGCCCGCCATCGCGATTACCGACGCCGCCGACGCGGCCATGCCCATCACCTGCACGGTGATCGGCTGCGGGTGCTCGCGCAGCACGTTGTAGATCGCGATGCCTTCGAACATGTCGCCGCCCGGCGAATTGATCTGCACCGTCACCGGCCGATCGCCGATCGCGCGCAGCTGCGCCGCGACCTTCTTGGCGGTGACCCCGCCGCCCGACCAGAAGTCCTCGCCGATCAGATCGAACATGGTAATGGTCGCATCGTCCATCGCCAGTGCGCGGATCCCGGCGGCGTCCTCGCCCCACTTGTCGAACACGTCGGGCTTGGTGAACGCGCTGACGCGGCGCTGCGCCGGCATCGGCATTGCATCAGGTCGTGACATCATCGTTTCCTTGCTGCCAGGCGGGAACCTTGCCGGCCCCGTCGGGGAGTGGGTTCATGTCGAACTTGTCGCGTGCCTCGTCGGGCACCATGTAACCGCCCGCCCCGGGCCCGCCGAGGGCCTTGGACAGGAACTCGGCCTGATCCTTCAGCGAGCCGCGCAGCAGCGCCGCCTCGTTGAACTTCACAATGTAGTTTTCACGCTCGCCATCCGTCAGCAGCGCGTCAGCAATCGCCTCCTCCCACTGCACGAACCACGGCAGCAGGCAGTAGGTCACGAAGAACAACCCCAACTGCTCGATGCCCGAGCCCCAGCTGGTCTCGTCGAACATCAGCAGTGGGCGGGGAACGCCGGTGAACCGGCTAATTTCCTCCGCCTGGTGCTTACGCTGCGCCAATCCTTCTGCATCGCGCCCGGTCATCCCGAACGGCATGGCGTCCATCCCCTCCTCGAGGATGAACCACTTCCCCGCATTCTCGGGGCCTGCGAACTGGCCTTGGAACTGGTCGCGCAAGCTCATCTGCGATTCCGGTGACAGATGGCTGGGGTGCGTCACCTTGCCACCCGCGTAGGTCCCGTTTTTCAGCAAGCGCGCTGCCGCATTGTCCGCCGCATGTGCCAGCCCCAGCGCCTCGGCCGCCATGCTCAGCAGCCCTTCGCCAGTGATGCCATCCCGCGACCATGGCGCGCGCAAGTGCAACACCTCGTCGCGCCGGAACACTTTCTTGCCCCCGTCCTTCCGCTGCCAGGTGTACGACATGTCGAAATCATCGCTCAGCCCGACATCGACCCGGCTCGGGTCCATCGGCACCAACGCCTGCACGCCCCGCAGCCCCGGCACCTTATAGGCAAAGGCATCGCCGGTCAGCAGCGCCCGGCCCTGCATGTAGCTCTTGAACTGCCCCGGCTTCTGCCAACGGTTGGTACGCACCCGCAGCAACCGCTGGACAGGATGCGATTCCGCCCGTTCCTTGCGCCCGTCGGGAAGCTTCTCGATCAGGTTGACCGGCAACATCCCGATCGTGCTTGAAATCAGCGTGACCGCGCGGTTGAACGTCGCATTGCGCATCGCACTCCGCTCGCTCACCCGCGCCCCTGACGCTGTTTCGTTCCCCCTCATGAACGCAGCCAGCGCAGGATCGTCCGAACCAGCCAGCGCCGGGAGCTGTGCCTTGACCGCCAAGCGTTCGGCGATGGCATCCACCCCGCCGAACAGACGGTCCCAAAGCGCCATCAGAGCACCAGAAACCCGCGTTTCTCGTAGACGGACACCTTGATTCCATTGGCCACCGGGTTCGTCTCCAACAACTTCGTTGCATTAAGCCCGGCCATGAACGGGTCGATCTTGGCATGCCCAGCGGCATATTTGTCGATCATCACCGTCTGCCGCCCCATCACTTCTTTGGCGTTGGCCACGCACCAGGCCATCATCCGCGACCCGCCATGCACCGCGCCCGCGAATTTCAGCTTGCGCGCCAGCCCCATGATCGCCGACATCAGCCGGTAACCCTGGCCGATCGCGATCACCTCGTCGTCGCCATCGATGCCCGCGCGCACCAGTTCGTCCTTCAGGTCGGCGATGCCCGCAGCATCCACGCCCACCGCGTATTTTTCCGGCATCAGGCCCGATGCCTTCACCTCCACCACGATATCCACGATCTCGCGGATGTCCTGCGGCACCGTATAATCGACATCGTCGCCGGGGATTTCCCCGTCGTCGGCGCGCACCTCGCACAGCACCAGGTCGCCATCGGCGGCGAAGTCCTGCAGCGTCGAGGTGATCTGCTTGCGCCGCTTGAACACGTCCGGCCACGCCCAGGCGCGGTGCCAGTAGAGCCAGCGCCCGGTCATCCGTTCGCGACCCGCAACGCACACCCCGTACAAGTCGTCGAGCCCGCCACCGTCGATCCCGACCACCACCACCTCGCACCGCGCCAGCAGCGCGTGCAGGGTCAGCGTCGGATCCCCGGCGGCTTCCCAATAGTCGGCCCCGCGCCACCGATCGCGCCGCAGCCGCAGCCCGATCTCGACATTCAGGTACTTGGCCAGCACCACCTGGATGCTGCCCGTGTCGCCGTCGTCGTCGATCTCGCCACCCGCCGCCTTGCGCAGCTTCGACGATATGAACACTTCGGATACGGACCGGCCCAGGTTGGGGTTGGTCACGTAGAAATTCTCGGGCCGCAGGTAATCCTGCGCCTCGATCATCGCCTCAGGCCACTCGTACAGCATCGGCAAGAAACTCGGATCGTCGATCTTGCCGTCCCGCACGTCGCGGGCATAGGCCAGCTTGTCCTTGAACACCCCCGCCGGCGGTTCGTCGCTATGCGTCGTCAGGTACAGCACGAACCCTTCCGGCCGCGATGCCAACCCGCCAGTCACCTCCTCCAGCATCGATTCCGAGTCCGCCCGCTTGCCGAACAGCCACAACTCGTCGACCAACACGAAGCCAGCCTTCTTGCCCGCCGCCGTGCCGCTATCCGCCGCCAGCACCGCCAGCTCGGCCTTGGTCACCCGGTGGCGCAGCAACTTCTGGTTGTCGACGATGTGGATCATCTCGGCCAGCTTGGGGTCTGCCCGCACCATCGCCGCCGCCGGCTTGTAACTGTTGTTCGCCACCTCCCGCGTCGGCGCCAGGATCGCCAGCTCCCCCAGCTCGCGCCAGTTGCGGATCAGCGCGGTCAGCATGATGCCCGCCGCGATCGTCGACTTGCCGTTCTTCTTGCTGATCAGCAGCATCGCCTCGGTGATCAGCCTTTGGCCGGCCACCTTGTCGTATGCCCCGAACAGCGCGGCCACCAGGTCGAACACGAACGGCTCGCACGCCTCGCCGAAGGTCGGGCGACCGGCCACGTCGACCATCCGTAAACTCTTGAACACCTGCAGCGCCGCCGCTGCCTCGTCCGGAAACAGCGGATCGAACGGCACCAGCGACTGGCGCTTGACGATCCGCTCCTCCCAATCGAGGCAAGCGGTCGACCACTGCATGCCCGCCTCAGTTCAGCACCGGAGGGGCAGGCGGTTCGTACAGTCCGCGTTGCTCCTGCGCCGCCCTTTCCGCCGCGTCCTTCTTACCCAGCTTCTCGGTCTTTGCCCTGCCGGACGGCGCCGGCACATCGGCCCGGTGCTGGTCCCGCATCCGCAGCGAGTCGAGGCGCTTGGCCAGTTCCTTGTCGGCGGCCACGTTGCCCTTCTCGGCCTCGTCGTTGAGCCGCATCAGCTGGTGCATCTCGAACCGCGTGGCGGCCACATGGCGCTGGCCTAGCTCGGCCGAATAATGCTCGCGCAAGGTCGACACCGCGACCCCCACCACCGCTGCCGTCTGCTTGGCCGACAGGCCGCGCACCAGACACATTAGCACCTTGTTCCGCGTTTCGCGGGTCGGCACATGCGGCGGCCTTCCACGGCCTTTCCCGGGCGGCGAACACTCTTCGCCAAACAGGTCAGTGCCTGAAAATTCACCAGCCAAGAAAAAAATCCCCGAATGAGAGAGACAGCGGTTCCCGAGCCGCAAGGCTCCTGAACTTTCGACCACCCCCCACCCCTCAGCCGCCACCGGCGCGCAAGGCCCTCGCCCGCGCCGTTTTCGTGTTGTGGCAGCCCGCGCAATACCAGTCCGCCTCCTCGAAAGGAGGGAAGTCCGCGCCGCCATCCCGCCGCTCGACGCGATGGTCGAGGATCAGCCGGTTGGTTCCGCCGCACACCTTGCACCACAGCCCGCCGAACCGCTGCACGGTCCACGCGCGATGCCTGCGCTTGTAGTCCTTCCACCCCGCGCTCAGATAGAACCGCTCGGCCACCTTGGGCATCGCCCGTATCCGCGCGGGCATGGTGCCGAGGCGGGGAGGCAGAGCCTTCAACCGCACCGGACGCACCTCGCAAAGGGCGCGGGCGGCACCGCATTACAGCAGCACCGCCCGCTCAGGATCGTAACAGGGAGAGAGGATGTCCGGTCGCAGTGGTGCAGTTTCATTGCCGTCACAATCAAACGCCTGCGACCAGACTATGCGAATATGGCCCCGAACCGCTGGGCAAGCGAAATGCTTTATTTACACCCCAACCGATTGCCCAGCTTGACACGTGCCCGCCCTTGAAATCACAGCACAATTCCACCGCCAACTGGGCAATCACCCGGCCAGCACCCGCGCCCGCCGCAAGGGCCAGCCCTGCAACCGGCAGACGATCTCGGCCATCGCCTCGCGATAGCGGCCCGCCATCCGCCTGGGCGTGCGCGGATAGCCCAGCTCGCGCTTCAACTGGCCCCACTCCACCCGGCCCTCGCCACGGTGCAGCATGCGCCCAGCGGCCCACACGATCGCGCGCGCGTCGACATCGGCCACCAGCTGCAGCCAGCCCGTCACCGCGTCGCGCTCGGCCACCTCGGCGGCGTCTAGCGGCACGCGCGGGCGCCGGGTCAGCGGCACGCGGATATCGCGCAACGCCCCGTCCTTGCCCTCGATCACGCTGTCGGTGCTGTCGACATAGTCGCCCTGCTCGGCGCGGATCAGGTGCCACGGCCCATCGCCCGCGAACGGCCAACCGCCACCGCCGGGCGAGCGCCGCCACAACTCATGGCACCGCACCAGCGCCTCCTCCAGTTCGGCGATGTCGCGCGGCAGCACCACCCCGCACCCTTCCAACCGCGATTTCCCCGGAACCGCCCGCGCCGCACCACCCGGAAGGTTTTCGGAAGGATCGAAGATCAGCGCTTTATCGTGAGATTTCATGAGCTTCCTTTCTATTTTCTTCTCTACTCGAAGACACATTGGAAGGATGGAAGGGAAAACAGGGTTACTCTCTTGAGCAACACCACACTGTTCATCGCGCGAAGAGGGATCACGGATTTGCCTTCCACCCTTCCGAACGCACGCCAAGCCCCCGGAAAACCGAGACTTTCTTCCTTCCGACAGAGCTAAAACCGGCCATTCCGTCAAACCGGGGGTGGAAGGGACAGGCCCCGCCTAGTCATCGTCATGGTCGAGGATGGAGCCGTACAAGGGCCTGTTATCGCCGCCATTTCCCGCCCCAGAGCCATCACCGGCGCCATCAACAGGGCCGCCGCCGCCATCCTCCAGCACGTCGGGCCACACCCCGCGCTGCACATCCTCCAGCACCACACCGGGGCGCAGGCCGACGCCGTTCCACTTCATCCCGTCGCTCTGCGTCTGCTCGAACCCCTTGTCGATCATCGCCCCCTTGAAGCCCTTGATCGACCAGGTGGAGCCGCCGCAGGCATCGGCCCACGCACAATACAGCAGATGCAGCTGCTTGGCGCCCACGCGGCAATGCGGGCCCACCTCGCAGATCGCGGTCAGGAACCGCCCCAGATCGTCGCTGTCGTCGCGATAGGCGCGGGTGGCGTTCTTCACCTCGTCGGGCACGATCAGCCCGTTGCTGCGCCAATCCAGCAGCCCGGCCAGCAGCCGGTTGAATATCCCGCTGCCCTCGCCGATCAGTTTCTCGCCCAGCCCGCGGTCGATCTCGCTTTCGGGGATCGTCACCGCCCACGGCACCAGCTGCATCCGCGCCCACATGCCGTGGGTCAGGTCGCGCACGCGCGGCTTGTTGTTGCCCGAAATGGTCAGCTTGAAGCTGGGCAGGAAGGTGAAGAACCCCTTGTTCAGATGCCGCGCATCCACCGGGTCGCCGCCGGTCAGCTGTTTGATCAACCCGTCGTTCCAGCCCATGCCCTTGGGCGGTTCGGACACGCGCAACAGCCGCACGCCGGGCAACCGCGCCAGATCGGGAGTGGCCTGGTCGCCGCGCTTGCCGGTTTTCTGCTCGGCCAGCGATTCCACCCCGATCGATCCCGCGTAATCGCCGCCGATCGCCGCCACCGCCTCCACCCACGTGCCCTTGCCGTTGCGCCCTCCACCGTGGAAGAATGCCAGCTTGTGCTCCCCGATGTCGCCGGTCAGCGAATATCCGCCCCACTGGTGGATGAACCGTCGCATCACCTCGTCGGGCTGCACGCGGGCCATGAACTGGTCGTATTCGGGGCAGGTGGCGCGCGGCGAATACTTCACCGGGGCCAGCTTGGTGATCAGGTCGCCGCGATCGTGCGGGTGCAGCTTCATCTTCCACCCTTCGGTGACGAACGCCGCCCCCTTCTTCCCGGCAGCGATCCGCGCCCGCTGTTCCACTTCGGAAAGCGCGCGGGTGTTGCGCACCAGGCGCAGCGTGCCGTTCAGCACGTTGATCGCCATCCGGTCGTGGTCGAACGCATCGGTGCCCACGGCGATGTCGGGAAAGCTCTTGGCCAGCTTGGCCACGCTCAACAGCTTGCCGGCGCCCTCACTGGTCTTTGCCCAGGCGGCGATCGACTGGCTCCACAGCTTCTTGCCCAGCACCATGTCCATCGGCTCGAGCGCCTGCAGCCAGTCCGCAATGTCCTGTTCCCTGGCCGGGTCCGCGCGCCGCACCGCGCCCAGATACATGTCGAAACTGGTGGTGCGCTCGGCCTCGGCCCAGCTTTCCAGCTCGCGCAGCTGCTTTTCCGACAGGCCCAGCACGGGCGGATAACCGCTCGCCGCCACCAGCGCCGCCTCGTTGCGCAACGCCCGGATCGTTGCGAACACCGATTGCATCACGGCGGCCGGCAGCGCGTCCTTTTCCTCGCTCAACAGCTTCCACCGCCGCCCGTCCCAGGCGAACCACCCGATTTCGGCGCAGAAGCGGAAATCGTGACCGTGGCGCAGGCGCCAGCGCTCGGCATTGCCAAGGTCGGTCAGCGGCAGGCGCGCGCATTCCAGATCGCGCTCGGGATCCGGGTCGACCCGCATCCGCCCCCGACCCCACCGGATTTCCCCCGCAATGCCACCCGGCCCGGAAGCCGCGCCATCACCACCAGCAGGGGGCGTGGGGGCTTGCTCCGGGGAGGGGCCGGCAAAGGGGTTGCTTGTGTCGGACATTTCAGTTTCCGCCGGTCTCGGGGGCAGGATTCGTCACGAACGGGTAATTCCCAGCGATCCACATCGGCGGGTGGGTTTGCCCCCAGCAGCCGAACCACAACTCGCCGCCAGTTCGCACGACCTCGGCCAACTCCTCTGGCGAGAGCTTCCACTTGCTGATCACATGATGGCACCCGTCCAGATCGCGATAACGATGGACATGCAAATCATAGACGGTGCCAGCGGCGGCGTCCTCTGGGGTCGGCGCCCGCAGCAACGTGTTCGCTTCGTCGAATGGGATACCAATGGCCATTACGCCGCCCTCTCCATATTGCCGCGGATCTCTGCCACCTTCGGCAGCGCGCCGAACGCCAGCAGCCCGCGCAATCGCTCGCCCACGCCTGCGCTCACCACCAGGGTCAGGCTGGCGGGCAGCATCCGCAGCGCGCCCAGCGCCGGGCGATTCCACGCCAGCACGCACACCCCGGCCATCCCGCCGCGCAGCCAGTCCATCGGCGTGGCGAACAGCCGCAGCTCGCGCCGGTTGTGCACCACCGCATCCTCCAGCGCCGCCTCGCCCAGCAGGTCGCCCATGCCGGTCAGCAGCGACCACTGGTTCTCGTCACTGGTGCTCAGCGCCACCACGTCGATCACCGCGCCAGCGCCATCCTCCACCGCCAGCAACAGCCGGGCATCAGGGCCCTCGATCTCGAACCGGGCGCCCTTGCCGGTCACCTGCACCCGCGCCGCGCCCAGCGTCCCACGCCCGTTCATCTCGCCGACCACCGCGCCCGGCACTCCGGCCGCCATCAACCGTCGCGCACCAGGCCACGGCAACGGGTTCGCGGCGAGGAAATCGGCGGCGTAATCAGACATCGCCGCCCACCCCCTCGATCGCCTCGCCATCGATCCGCTCGACCGCCGCCAGCGCAAACGCGCCCAGCAGCACAAAGCGCCGCCGCACCACCGCGCGGGTCGAACAGCCGGTCACGCTGCTTTCGGCCAGCTTGGCCAGGCGCACCGCCACCCGGGCAAAATGCCAGATCGGCAGCCCCGCATCGGCCGCGCGCGTGTGCCCCAGCTCGGCCTGCCGCCGCCGCTCGGCCAGCATGTCGGTCAGCGCCGGCGTCAGGATGGGGCGCGTGTCCGCCGTCGGATGCCGCAGGGCGCCCACCGCTCAATCCTCCCCGCGTTCGGGCCGGCGGCGATAATTGCCATGGTGCCGGGCAGAGCGTGCCTCCGGATCGGGCGCGACATGCACCTGCGCCACGAACGGCGCGAAATGCGCCCAGGCGCGAAAGCCGGGGATCCCGCACCAGAAACACACCTCGCGCGACGGCGCCTGCGGCAGTGTCATTGCGGGCAAGTCCATCACCCCACCTCGGCCGGCGCACGCCGCGCGGCGGGGCTGTAGCGACCCTGCTGCACCAGTTCCTGCGCGGCCAGGCCCCAGCCCTCGGCCATCCGGTCGAGCAACAGCTCCGCCTCGGCGCGATCGCCGCGGCGAACCGCCACCGCCAACTCGTAAAACAGTCTGGCGCCACCGACCGATGCCAGTGACGGCTGTTCGTCGTCATCGTCCGGACCGCTGTCAGACCGATCTTCGACCTCGCTTTCGATATAGCTTTCGAGCCCCACGATATCGTCGTCTTCAAACCCGATCGAGACGCCGCACGACTTGCATTCGACTGAAAACACCTTGCCCATCGTCGCCTCCTTCAAACCCGCATCGGCATCAGCACGCCGCGCGCGCCGTCATCCACCACCCGCCGGAACAGCGCCGGGGCGCCCGCATCGGCATGGTGCAGTTCGATCGTGTCGCCGCCGATCTGCTCGAGCATCGTCTCGAGATAAGCGCCGTTGAACCCCGCCTCATGGCCGGCGGTGCACTCGGCCACCACCTCCTCCTCGGCGCTGCCGCCTTCGGGCGAGGTGACCGACAGCACGATCTTGCCGTCGCCGAACGTCATCTTGACCGCGCGGGTTTTCTCGGTCGCCACCAGCAGCACGCGACGCAAAGCCGACCGCGCGACCGCCGGATCGAACCGCGCCGGTGCGTCCTGCACCGGCGGCATCACCCGGCGATATTCGGGAAAGGTGGAATCGATCGTGTTGCCGGTCAGCACCAGCGTGTCGATCTCCGCCCGCAGGCGCTTGCCACCCGCGGCGAGGAACAGCCGCACCTCCGGCGCCACTTTGGGCGCGCTGGCCAGCTGCTGCAGATTGTGCATGAACTTGGCCGGCACGATCAGCCCCGTGCCCTCTGCCAGCGGCGTAGAGACCGCCCCCGCGAACAACCGGTGACTGTCGGTCGAAACGAGCCGCAACTTGCCGTCCTCGGCGTCGAGCAGCGTGCCAGTGAGCATCGGTCGGTGTGCCTCGTTGCCCACCGAAGGCGCCGTGCGCGAAATCGCGCGGGCCAGCACGTCGCCGGCAATCACCAGCGGCTCGCCCGCCTCCTCGAACGGCATCGCCGGGAAATCGTCGACCGGCAACACCGGCAGCTTCCACCGCCCGCGCCCGGCGCGCACCTGCAATTGCCGGTCGACCAGTTCCAGCCCGATCTGCGCCCCGGCATCCACCGCCCCGGCCAGCGCCGCCAGGCGCCGCGCGTCCACCGTGCACGCCAGCTCGCCCGGCGCCCCGGCCAACGGCACCGACTGGCGCAGCTCGATATCCAGGTCGCTGGTCAGCAGTTCCAGCATCGCCCCGCGCGTGGTCAGCCGCACATTGGCAAGGATCGGGATGGTGTTGCGCGATTCCACGATCCCCGCCGCGTGCTTCATCGCCCGCGCCAGCACCGCCGCTTCGATCGTGATCATCGGTTGTTCCTTCCCTGGCCCGCAGGCACCACTTCACCAGCCACCGGAATCGCCCTTGGCATGGCACACGCACCGATCCTGGCCGCAATTGGGGCACTCGCCCGGCGGTCCGCTCAGCCAGGCCCACAGCCACAACGCGGCGAACCCCGCCACGAATCCGACCGCGAACACCGCCACGAAACTCCAGATCATCCTCGCCTCCCCGGTTGTGGGGCGGCAGTGCTCAAGCCCTGTCCGCGCCCGTCCGCCAAAATCGTCGCCACCCGCTGGCCGCGCACCTTGTCCACCCGGATCAGCCCGTCGCGCTGCGCCCGGGCCAGCAGGTACTTGGCCCGCATCCGCCCGCGCTCGCCCGCCAGCCCCAGCTGGTCGGCCAGCGCGGCATTGCTCGGCAGCACCAGCCCCTGGGTCGCGCAGGCGACCAGCAGCACCAGCAGCGACTTCATCTCGCGCGAGGGCACCACACCCGGTGCGGCATCGGCCACCCGCGCGCCCGCCGGCCCGCTCCACGCGCGGCGCGATCGCGCCTCCACCAGGAACTGCCACCGCCGCGCATCCGCCGGGTCGCGCCGCTGGTGCGTGGTCGCGCGGCCATCGCGCACCCACTGCCCCACCAGCACCGCCGCCTCGCTCCCGCGGGGCAGGTCGATCCCGTGCGCATACACCGTCCGCGCCCCCGGCTCGGCCCCGTCCAGCCACGCGCGCAGCTCGTCGGCGGGCACCGCGAAGGACAGGGTCAGCGAGAAAGAGGGCGCGGCGGCCATCACTTGCCCCCCATCGCCGCCACGACGGCACGCAACCGCGCCAGCGACGCCGCCGCCTCGTCGATCTGCAGCACCACCTTGTCGGAATCGCGCGCGCAGAACACGCCGTCGCGGGTCGCGTCGCGCAGCTCGCCGGAAATGTCGCCGAACTCGGCCGAGACATCGATCAGCGCCGCGTTCAACGCCTCCTCCCCGGTCGCCTCGGGCAGGAAGAACAGCACCCCGCCCAGCTCGGCGACATAGCGGTGCGCGATCTCGGGCCGCTGCCCCATCGCCATCAACGTCCGGTCGAGCACGTACGCGCGATCGAGCGGCGGAAAGACGGTGTTGTTGATGTTGCGCCAATCGCCGACCGTGCTGGGCGATCGTTCGGCGGTCTTCGCGACCCCCTCCTTGCCGCCGAGCCAGTCGAACACGTCGATCATCGTGGTCTTGAACCGCGCCAACACCTGGCTGTGGTGGCGGGTCATCAGGATTCACCGGGCAGGCGCTCGGCCTGAAGCCATGTGCCCGGCCAGCTTGTCGCCACCAGATCGCCGGGCTCGCCGCATCCGCGCCCCACCAAACCTTCGTCGGTCGGGTCGGTGAAATCGCGCCAGTGCACCCAGCCCTGCGGGCACAGGAAACCCCATTGGCGCTCGACGGGGCCGGTGAAAAACAGCGTCACCGCGGTTTCACCGGGCAGGATTTCCACCCGGTGGGCATCACTCGCCCGCCGCTGGATCACGTCGCCGGCGCCACGCATGGCCTGGCCCGCCGGGGTGTGCTCGATATATCGCCCGGCGATCAGGACGCTGGTGCTGGCCCACGGGTGATCGTGCAGCGCCCGGTCCTCGTCGCTGCCGGAGAAGCGGTGCAGGTACACGTTGGAAAAGTCGTTGCGCGGCACCACCCACCAGCGCTCGAGATAGCCCGAACCGATGACGAAGTCGGGCGCTCGGCTCTGCATGATCGCCTCGGCCCATGCCTGCAACGCGGGCAGGTCGGCCTTCGCCTGTGTCGAACCGCTCATCACGCCGCCTCCCCCTGCTCGACCCCGCCGGACTTTTCGCCCGACGGTCCGGTTGCCAATGCTGCGGCGCACAAGCTAACTCCGCAGCGATGAGCCAGATCACGCACCCCCTGCGGCACTTCCCGATCCTGCCAGCTGGCCGGGTCGAGCAGGTGCGCCACGAACTTTTCCAGCGTGGCGATGTTCATGCCCGCGCCCGGCGTGGCGATCCGTTCGAAGAAATTGGCATCCCCGGCGACCCGCTTGCCGAGGCGCGAAAGCGGTGCCGGGCCGGTGTCGTCACCGTGCCGTCGCGACCATTCGCGGGCACATTCGAGCAATGTTGATTTCAGATCAGGCACCCGAAGCTCCACACAATTCAGGTGGCCTTATAGGTGGAGTCCTCCACTGTCCGTCAAGTGGATATTTCAAGACTGGCAATAATAGGCGGGCGGTGGATAATTCCACCATGCCCACACCCGCTGAAATCCTGCTCGAGCGCGTCGATCTGCGCCTCGCCGAAATGGGCAAGACCCGTTACTGGTTGAGCATGCAGGTGACCGACGGCCAACGGTCCGGCGTGCTCACCGACCTGGCGCGCAAGGGGCACCTCCCGGGCGAACCGCGCATTCACCGGATGGCGGAAGAACTCTCGGTCAGCGTCGATTGGCTCATGGGTCGCAGCGATCGGCGCGAAGGCGTGCTAAGCGAAGTAAGTGTCGGCGATCGCCACCTCGAATGGCGCGGCGCTGCGCGGATGGAAAACCCCGGCATCCCGCTGGTCGGCACCGGCGATTGCGCCGATCTCGAACTGACCGCCGACGATGGGGGGATGGTGCGGGTCGATCGCGCCAGCTTCGATCCCGAATACCATGTTCGCTATCTCACCCGCCCGCCCGCGCTGGTCGGCCAGGCCGGGTTGTACGCGATCTATTACCATGGGGAGAGCATGCTGCCCCGCTTCGAACCGGGCGAGGTCGGCATCGTCGATCCCCACCGCCCGCCCATGATCGGCGACTACGTGGTGGTGCAACTGCGCGGCGAGGATCATGACGATGTCGAAAGCGTGCTGGTCAAGCGCCTCACCGGGCGCAACGCGCGCGAGGTGCGGCTCGAACAGTTCAACCCGCCGCTCACCTTCACCCTGCCCGCGCGCCTGGTGAAGCGCCTGCACCGAATTCTGCCCCAGACGGAGCTGCTGTTCTAGAACGGCACCGCGCTGACGCCTCAGTCAGCGCTCGGCTGCAACGTGCAATCGTCGAGCATCGGGGTGCCGATCACCTCGCTCAGTTCAAGGCACAGTGCCGTCACCGTTTGGCCCACGCGCAGGTAGCTGATCTCGGTCGAATCCTGGTCGTCGAAATCGAGCTGCGCGCTCATGAATTCGTTGTCGGTCGCCAGCATCACCACCGGTTCGTCCATGAAATCCAGATCCACGCTGGTCACCGTACCGCTGACCAGCAGCGGGCGGTCACCGTAAACGGCCACTGCGGCCAGTTCATTGGCTTGGAACGCCCGGAACAACTCCATCGCTGAAACCTCGGTGGGCGCAACGACCGCCACTCCTTCCGTCCCACTGTCTGCCGCATCGCGCCGACTCTCGCCCCCGTCTGGGTCGGTGATCGTGCCGATCACCCCGAACAGCACGAACACGCCGAACCCGACCAGCAGCCAGAAACCGCAACCTTTCCGCTTGGCCGGAACCACCCCATCCGCAGCCATCGCCGATCCCCTTTTGCCCGCGCCACGATGCGCGTTCATATCCGTTTGCACAAGCGGTGGAGTTTCCCGCTTGACAATGGGTGGAGGACTCCACCTATAAGGCGGCTCCAATCGGAGGCCGTCGAATGCTCGCCCAAGAAACACCCTACCCGCATGTCGGCAGCTTCGCCTACCGGCGCGGCACTGCTGCCCGCGTGCGCATACTGCGCCGCGATCTGGCCGGGCCCGACGGCCCCGCCTGCCTGGTCACCCGCTACGAACGCCACCCGCGCACCTTCACCTGGACCCCGATCCCCGGCGCCAGCGCCAACACCACCGTGCCCGAGGCAGAGCTGTTCGAAACCCCCGAACAGGCGATGTTCTGCGGTCGCCCGCCCGCCCACGAACGCGGCAGCACTCGCGCCGGCAAGCCGCGCGCCCGTAAGCCTCGCGCCACCCAGCGGAGGGCATTGGCATGACCGGCGATCCCGCCGATCTGCGCGCCCTCGCGCGGACGGTCAGCGATCTGCTCGCCGGCGCACGCAAGGCGGCTGACAACGTCTCCGGCACGGCCAACTGGCTGATCCACCACAGCAGCGCGGTCGAACACGCGATCGATTGGCTGCAACGCGAACACGGCGCGAAAATCTACGTGGTCAGCGGCGTCACCTTCCTCGTGATGGCCGGCGTCACCGCCACCACCAGCGCTGCCCGCCGCAGCGAGGCCCTGCGCAACTGGTGCACCGCCGCCGAGCGCACCGCCGCCGAACGCGAAGACGGCACCGCCCGCCGCGCCCGCGCCAAGGCGCTCGCGGCATGAACGGCCCGCTCACCGCCCTGCTGGCCCAGGCGCGCCACGAACTCGGCCTGCTCGCGCTGCTGCGCGAATGCGTGATCGTCCCCTGCGTCGCCGCGCTGGCGCTGATCCTGATCGGCATCGGGAGCGGATCGTGATCGGCCGCGACCCACACGTGCAGCGCTCGCGCTGGCACGATCTCCCGCGCGCGCCCCGCCTGCGCGCCCCCGGTTGGCCGCTGATCGCCGCCACCACCCTGCTCGCCCTCGCCGCCGCCGTGGTGGCCCTTGCCGGAGGTTTTCATGGTTGACGATGTCGCCCGTTCTTCGCGTCAAGAAATTCGAAACCCAATAATCGCCTTGCCCGGCTTCAAAGCAGTGGTGGATTTGGACGTTGAAGCGCAGCGAGCAGTTCGAAAATTGTGCTTGTCGATATCATCCGACGCACGGATCCGCGCTGAGAAATGTTGGCGGACTCACAAAGCGCCAATGGCGTTATACTGGAAATGCGTCGCCGTTTATTCCGGCCACCTCGCGAGGGCCATCGGAAGACTCCCCGATGCCTGACACCATCCCCCACCTCGCCGCCGAGGAATACCACCTCCGCCGCGACCGCGCCCGGCGCAAGGTCGCCCAGCGCGCCATCCCCGCCCACGATGCCAACGCGCTGGTGCTGCCGTGGCTCGCGCTCGCCTGCCGCGCCGGGGCCGCCCTGCCCGAATTCGCGGAGGCGATCGCCTTCCTCCGCGCCGACACCGACTTCGGCTTCTCCGAAAGCCAGGCCCGCGCCCTCACCGCCGACGGCATCTGCCCCCTGCCCCACGCCCGCGCCGCGCTGGCCGCCGCCACCGCCGCCGCGCTCGCCCGGCTCGAGGCGAAGCCCGGCGCAGACCGCGAACACGCCATGCGCCGCCTCGGCGCCCTCGCCACCCATTTCCACGCCTGGCCCGAAGCCGCCGCCACCCTGGCACCCGCGCAGAGCAAGGCCGCATGATCGACGCCCACCCCCAACCGAGCCACCGCCATCGCGGGCCGTCGCGCAGCTCCCCATGGACGCCCGAGCGCACCGGCGAGCTGCGCCGCTTGTGGCCCACCCTGCTCACCTGCGCGCAGATCGCCGACGAGCTGGGCGGGGTGAACAAGAGCCAGGTCATTTCCAGGGCCCGCATCATCGGCCTCGGGCACAAGCCGCGCCCGATCCCGCGCTGGACGCCCGAACACATCGCCACGCTCACCCGCATGTGGACGGCGGGCGAGCCCGTCGCCGCGATAGGCGAGGCGCTGGGCGGGTTCAGCTACGACGCGGTGATCTCTCGCGTCGAACTTCTGCAACTGCCCCGCCGCAAGCCGGGCGGCCAGCGCAAGCCCAAACCCGAACCGCGCCCCAGCAAGCGCTACCTCCTGCGCCGCATGCCCAAGCCGCCGCCCGCGCCGGATCCGACCATCCGCCACTGGTGCGCCCAATGCGAACGCCGCCAATCCGCAGCAGCCGCAGCCGCCTGCACGTCCCCGTTCTGCAAATTGAAGGCGCCATGATCGAGCCCGTCATCATCGGCCGCGCCACCCTCTATTGCGGCGACTCGCTCGAGATCGTGCCGGCGCTGGGCACCGTCGACCATATCATCTCAGACCCGCCGTACGAGGCACGATTGCACGCGGCCAAGAGCCACGAAGCCGATCTGCGCAAGGATGGCGGCCCAAATTTGATGGCTATCGACTTTGATTGCATCGACCCGATCCGCGATCGCATCGTAGAACTTGGCGCCCAAACCAGCGCCGGGTGGTTTATCGCGTTCTGCACTGCCGAAGGCGTCGCCCGCTGGGCCGATGCGATCAACCTTTCCCCGATGAAGTACAAGCGGGCATGCGCTTGGGTTAAGCCCGACAGCACCCCGCAATTCAACGGCCAATGCCCCGCCGCGGGCGTGGAAATGTTCGTCTGCGCCTGGGCAGGCACGGGCCATTCGCGCTGGAACGCCGGCGGCAAGCGCGGAGTCTACACCCACTGCGTCAACGGGCCCGAGCGGCACGGCGCCCACCCGACGGAGAAGCCGCGCCGGCTGATGGCGGAAATCCTGAAGGACTTCACCAACGAAGGCCAGACCATCCTCGACCCGTTCATGGGCAGCGGCACCACCGGCGTGGCCGCCGTGCGGATGAGTCGCAACTTCATCGGCGTCGAGCGCGAGCCCCGCTATTTCGACATCGCCTGCAAGCGGATCGAGGACGCCCAACGCCAGACAGACATGTTCGCCGCAGACAGCGCGGCGCTGGGGGCGTCATGAATCCGCTCATTCCAGCAATATCGGCCGATGACATCCTGCAGGCCCTGGCCAGACAGGCGGCCGACGATATCTATGCCTCCGAACTGGCATTCAATGGCGGTTCCCGCCGGTGTGATTTTTGGCGCTTGTCGGTGTGGCCATCGAAGGCATACGTGGCGCAGGCTTATGAGATCAAGATTTCGCGGGCCGATTTCAGGCGGGACAGCAAGATCAAACAACGCGAGGCGCGTCTATTCTCAGACAAGTTCTATTATGTCACGCCCGTGGGACTGATATCGGTCGATGAAATACCGGACTGGGCCGGGTTAATCGAATTCGATGGAGAGCAGTTGCGGCAAAAACTGCCCGCACCGACGCGGGACAAGGATAGCCCCAGCTGGGAATTCGTCGTCTCGCTGATCCGCCAGAGCGGAACCGTCAGCCGCGACCTATCCATGATCGAGCAGCGCTGCCGCCGCGCCGAAGCGCAAGTGAAGGACGCCGAGAAAAAGCTCCGCGCCGCCGGCCTCGAACCTTGGAGGTTCGGCATAACATGAGCCAGTCAACCGCGCTCAGCCCCGCCATGGCCCACGCGATCGCGCGCTACATGCAGCTCGCGCCCGCCATCCGCGCCCGTCGCCTCGCGCCAGGGCGCCCCGCATGACCCACGCCGCGCGCATCACCCAGGCCGACATGGAACGGGCGATCAAGGCCGCCCGCACCGTCGCGCCCGACGCGCGCATCATTATCGATTTGCCAAGCCAGCGAATAGAAATCATCCTCGGCCAACCGCCCGCCCCCGAACCGGCGGAAAAGTGGAGCGACGATGATGTCTAATCTGCCCCCGCACGTCACCGCCGCGCCCGATCGCCACGGCAAGATCCGCTACCGCTTCCGCCGCCGGGGCTGGCCCAGCGCCTATCTGCCGGGCGAGCCGGGCCAGCCCGCGTTCCACGCCCGCTACGCCGAAATCCTCGCCCAGGCGCCGCAGCAGCCGGAGGTGCAGTCACCCCGCCCTGTCGCCGCGCGCTCGCTCGAGGATCTTCTCTGCCGCATGCAGCAGGCACCAGAGTGGCGGCAGAAATCCCCCGCGACGCGCCACGGCCAGGCGCTGGTGTACCAGCGGTTCATGGACCGGGTGTCGGCCAAGGGGAATCGCTACGGCGACCGCCCGGTGAAGGACGTCACCTTCGCCTGGTTGCAACTTATCCTGGGCGACATGCACGAGACGCCGGGCGCCGCCAACGATCTGCGCAAAAAGCTGGCGGTGCTGCTCGAATACGCGGTCGACCTCGAGTGGATCGAGAAGAACCCGGTGCGCAAGACCAAGCCCTATCCCAAAGGCGTGGGCTATCATTCGTGGACCGATGCCGAGATCGCGAAGTACCGGGCGAAGCATCCGCTCGGTACGATGGCGCGCCTCGCGCTCGAGCTGGCGCTCAACACCGCCGGCAGGCGCGGCAATGTCGCCGCCCTGGCGCGCGAGGATATCGTGGAAGGCCGGATCATCACCGCGCACAGCAAGGACGGCAACGTGGCCAGCGTGCCCATGCTCTCCACCACCCGCGCCGCGATTGAAGCGCTGCCCGCGGCGCCGATCCGCCACCTGGTGGTGACCAGTTTCGGCAAGCCCTTCACCCCTGCCGGATTCGGCAACCGCTTCCGCGACTGGTGCGACGAGGCGGGCCTGCCGCACTGCTCGATCCACGGCTTGCGCAAGGCGATGTCGAGGCTGCTCGCCGAATCGGGTGCTAGCGATGCGGAGGGCCAGGCGGTGACCGGCCACAAGAAGGCCGAGACGTTCCAATACTATCGCGCAGCGGCCAACCGATCGGCCCTGGCCGACCGCGCGTTGTCCAACCTTGATATTCCGGTGGAAAATGGCGTGTCCAACCTACCCTTAGGTGATTGAAAAGACGCGCTTATTTGGAAGTAGTGGCTCCCCGAGTAGGCGAGCGGCAATTCATATATAACAACATGTTACGCGCGTCCAACCTGCCCGCTTGACCCACGCACGCCTGCCGAGTCCCGCGCGGGTGTTGTCCAACCTTTTGCAGGATAATCAGGCCCGCCATGAGCGAGTTGCTGCGCCGCTTGGTTAGCCTTGATCCTCGCCGATCAACACGTCCACCATGCGGTTGAAGTACTCGAGGAGGTCGACTGACGCAGTGCCGACCAGATCGGCATACGTGTCAGCGCGCGCGCGATCGACATCGTATTCGGTGGCAGCGCGCAGGCGCCTGATCAGTTCGTCACGGTCCATCGCCCGACAGCATAACGGCTAATTCGATGATCGCCAGCGCCCTGCGTCACCGCACCGCCTATCGCTTGGCCGCCCACAGTTCGTTGGTGGCATCGATCGCGATCCGATCGGCAGGATAGGGCCGGTCGAATTGTTTGAGGTCCTCGATCGGCGCCGACAGCCATGTGCTCCAGTCCGCTGGCTCGAGGATCACCGGCGATCGATCGTGGATCGACGCCAACTCGGGCGCATTGTCCGTCATCACGGCGGTGAACACGTCGCCCCATTCCGGCGACGCCGTCCATAGGCCTGCCCACGCAAACACAGGCTGATCTTTCACCGATAGCCAGGTGGTGGTCATGGATCCGGGGATGCCGACCGCTTCGGCGAACCGCGCCGTCGGGATCAGGCAACGTTGCGCCGGGTTGCGCGCCCACCGAGCCCAAAAGCCGCCAAGCTTGTCGAACCGGG